GCATCAATAACGTGCATGTTGCCTACACCGCCGGATACACGGCTATTCCGGAGGACATCGCCCTGGCCGTCACTTTGCTGGTGCAGCACCTGTGGGAGACGACCCGTGGCGCGGGACGGCGCCCTGGGCAGAGCGGCGACGATCAGTGGTCCCCACAGCTCGGGTATGCGTGGCCGCATCGTGTCGAGGAGATCGCCGCGTCCTATCGGACCCCGGGGATCGCATGACTGCCTCAACGATCCCCGTCGTCATCGACGCGTTGATCGCATCGTTCGGGACGGCGCTCGGGGACTCGAATGTGTTCGACGGGACCGGTGTCACCGATAACACCCTCACCGATTATGTCCTCGTCGGCGTCGCTGACCCGGATGGCGACTCGATCACCGAATCGGCGACATCGCAGCAGTCGTGGCCATGGCTGGGGCATGCGGTCCGCGACGAGACGGTCGTCGTGCATTGCGTGGCCGTGTCCTGGAACGGTGACGGCGTTGCCAAGACCGCCCGCGACAGCGTGTTCAACATGCTCGGCACGGTTACCACAGCGATCCAGGACAATCCCAGCTACGGCGTGAGCGGGGTGCTCTATGTGCAAGGGGTCACCAGTATGTCCCTGCATCAACTACAGGACGAGAACGGCGCGATCGCGTTCCTCCCGTTCGATGTGACCGTCAGGTCCCGAATCAGCTAAGGAGGCCCAGCATGGGGCAGGTGAGAAATGTGTCTGGTGAACCTCGGAATGTGCCGGAGCTGAACCGGGTCATCGATGTGGACGAGGTTGCCGACGTGCCCGATGAGCGGGTCGACGGATACGACGGACAGTACGAGGTGTGGGAGATCGTCGCCCGCGGCGCATCCCAGGAGACCGCCTCCGTGGCGAAGAAGGGCGGTAAATGATGAGCACCGGAACCGGACTTGCGGGGCAGGTCGGTATCGCCCCCGAAGGCACGTACGGCACCTTTCAGACGCCGACCAGGTTCCTTCCCGTCTCGAAGGCGCAGCTGACGAAGGTGAAGAACACGATCGGGCAGTCCTGGCTGGGCGCTGGCCGGTTGATGGACCTCGGCGCGGGCCGTGTCGTCACCACCCGCGGCGGTAAGGGCACCTTCGACCTCGATGTCACCAACCGGGGCATGGGATTACTGCTGCAGGCACTGATGGGAACCACCGTCACCCCGATTCAGGTCGGCTCGACTGCGGCGTACACGCAGACGCATGCCCTCGCGGACACGGTGGACAAATCCCTGACCGTGCAGGCGGGCATCCCGGATGCGACCGGGACGGTGCGCCCGTACACCTTCCTCGGCGCGAAAGTCACCGACGCCACGTTCACGTTCGAGCCCGGCAAAGAAGTCACCTCCACCTTCACTCTCGACACACAAGATGTCATCGAGAGCCAGACCCTCGCCGCGGCGTCGTACGTCACCACCATGCGCCCGTTCGTCGGCACCGACACCAGTGTCAAGGTCGGTATGTTCGGGTCCGAGGTGGCCGTGTCCGGTGTGAAGAAGGTCACGATCAAGATCGAGCGCCCCCAGAATGCCGCCCGCTACTATCTCGGCGGCCAGGGGTTGAAGGCGCAGCCACTGTTGAACGCGATGACAAAGATCACCGGCACCATCGAAGCGGACTTCATCGACAAGACGATCTGGGCGGACCGGTTCGCGTCCGACGCGCCGTTCTCCTTGGTACTTGAGGCAGACGGGCTGCAGATCGGCGCCTCGGGCAACTTCGACACGTTCCGCATCACGCTGCCGCAGTGCTTCCTCGATGGGGACACGCCGACGCTGCAAGGGCCGGATGTGGTGTCCGGGTCGTTCCCGTTCACCGCCCTGTTCGACGGCGCCAACCTGCCGACGATCTTCACCCAGTCCGCCGACACCACCCTGTAGGAGGCGCTCATGCCCGGGGTGCTCGATGTGGCCATGCTCCGCGGTGACTTCGGCAAGGAGGTCGACAAGCTGCGCACAGCCCGCACCGGGGGTGTCCGGAAAGAGCTGCGGAAGGCGTTGACGAACGCGACCAAACCGACACGGCGAAAGATCCGCGACGCCGCCCGAGAACGCCTCCCACAGAAGGGTGGTCTGGCGAAATGGGCGGGCGTCATGCCCGCTCTGATCACCGACTTCCGCACCGACCGCCAGCAGGTCATCATCCGCGACAGCAAACGCGGCCATGACCTCGAAGCGATCGACCGGGGCCGACTGCGGCACCCACTGTATGGGAATCGGAACTACTGGTACGAGCAGCAGATCGCACCCGGGTTCTTCTCGGACACGATCAACGCCGAAGCATCAGCCATTAAAGCCACCGTGGATAACGAACTCTCCGCATACCTCGAGACGATTGGAAAAGGGTAAATGGCCAACATCATCAAGGTCGCCGTCGACGGCGAGCAGTCCGTCATCGACGTCGACAAGCTCACGTTCGCTGAGGGGCGCGCGATCGAGAAGGTCACCGGTAAGGAGTTCGCCGAGGCGATCAAGTCAAAGTCGCTGACGTCGATCCAGGCGCTGATCTGGGTGACGTGGAAACGCCACCACCCGGGCGTCGCGTTCTCCGACTTCGACGACCGCGCCATCACGGACATTGAGATCGACCTCGAAAAGGATGACGGGACGCCACCGGAAAACCCTACGGTGCCCGCGGTGGAGGGTTAGGGCGCAAGCGTGCCCACTATCTCGGCGGGTTCGCTGAGGTGCTGCACATCCGACCGTGGGAGATCGATCTCCTCAGCATGGGCGAGTTTACCGCGCTCTGCGACTACCTCGACCGCCGTGAAGAAGCCATGAAAACCATGTAGGAGAACACCGTGTCGACGAATGTTCTTGAGTTCCTCATCGTCGGTAAGGAGCAGGTTTCCGAGGCGATGGAGAAGGTCGAGTCGAAGCTGGAGGGTGTCCACGGCAAACTCGACAAGTTGAAGGTCGCCGGCGGCCTCGCCCTCGCTGGCGCGGCCATGGCGGCGACGGATTTCGCGTCGAAGTCGGTGGAGGCGTATGAGGAGGCGCAGAAGAGCCAGACTGAGCTGCAGGAGGCGTACAAGAAGTTCCCCGCGATCGCCGACGTGTCGATCGAGAAGCTGCAGGAACTCAACGACACGATCCAGGAGAAGACCGGATACGATCACAATGAACTCGCGACGGCGCAATCGAAATTGGCCATGTATGGGGTAACGGGGAAACAGCTTGAAGAGTTGACGCCGCTGGTCGCGGACTATGCCTCCAAGACCGGAACCGACACGGTGTCCGCCGCGGAATCGCTGGGCAAGGCGCTGCTGGGCAAAGGGCGGGCGCTCGCGCAGGTCGGCATCGCCTTCAAGGACACAGGGACCAAAGCGGGCAACTATGCTGAGGTCGTTGAGGGGCTCAAAGGCAAGGTCGAGGGCGCCGCCGAGACGATGGGCGGCACCGCCGCCGGGAAGGCGAAGATCCTCGCCGCCGGGTTCAAGGACATTCAGGAGAAGGTTGGGCAGGGGCTTATGCCCGCGCTCGAACACGTGACCGACGCCGGCGTGAAAGTCGTCAACTGGTTGAACAAGACCCCCGGCGCCATGAACGCGGTTCTGATTGCCATCGGTTTGATCACCGCGGCCGTCGTCGTCTATACGATCGCGCAGGTCGCCGCGAACACCGCCATCTGGGCATCCCCTGTCACCTGGATCATCGCCGGCATCGTCGCCCTGATCGCGGTTGTTGTTCTGCTTGCCACCCATTGGAGCCAGGTCACTGGTTTCATCTCGACGGTGTGGAATGGCTTCATCGGCTGGATCACCGGCAGCATCTCCGGTTTCGGCAAGTGGATCGGGGATGTCTGGTCGGGTATTTGGAACGGTGCGCTCGGGATTGTGAAGAATGTGTGGAATGGCATCGCCGATTGGATCGCCGGCGGTATCAACAATGTCATTCATCTGATCAACGGGATCACCGGTGCGGTGAACTCGGTTGGCGGGGCAGTCGGTATCCATATCGGGAAGATCCCCGACGTTCACCTTCCGCACCTCGCGACCGGCGGATATGTGCAGCAGGGTGGTCTCGCCGTCGTGGGTGAGCAGGGTCCCGAGCTTATGTACGTCCCGACTGCTGCGCAGGTGTTCCCGAATGGCACCCAACCGTCCGCCGGCGGCATGCATATTGGCACGTTCATCGCGCAGGCGAACCAGTCGCCGGCGGAGATCGCGAACGAACTGGGGTGGATGCTGCGATGGGCTACCTGACTGGGCCGGTGAACACCCTCGCCGATTATCAGGTCGAGTTCAACGGCTTCCTGATGGGGCCGGGCACCGCCTATGACCTTCCGCCGGGGTGTGACTTCTTCGATATGGCCGCGATCAAGACCATGGACCAGCAGCGTGTCTGGGCGGATGGTTCATGGTCGGGTCCGGACTTCGCGGGTGTTCTGACGCCGACCCTGCCGATGAATGTGCATGCCACCCAGCTGTGACCCTCACGGACGCATTGTCGGCGCTGCGGGGCGTGCTTTCGCCGCAG